ATAGCATCGCAGTCTACATAAACGCCATGCTCTGGCTCATAACTCATTGAGAAGCCTAGCATATAACCATCTCTACAATACAACGCTGATGTCTCGGAGTCAAGTGCTATGAAGTCATATTCCTCACAGTCTCTTGCTTTGATAAGATAGCGACTTAGTTCTCTACTATCTGTGATTCCATAACATCTGTCCTCTGGAATCTTTTTCTGCGTCAATTCTCCGCTTATGTATTTGTGAATGTCATCGATGGCTTCCTCGATTGCTTTCTTTGCTTCTGGTTTGAACTTCATCATAGCAGGGTTTAGTAATGGTAAATATTTATCATCAATTATTTTTCCATTGTACTCTGTTATTGATGTCTTTTTTGTAAAAAATTTAAAAGCGTCTGAACCTACAAGAATGAGGTAATCGTACGCATTTTCATCGATTTCGATATCGACATCTTTTTTGAGAATTTTTCGTTTGCTAGAATCACTACATAAAGCGAATCTATCGAACTCGAAATCAAAATATTTGCTGTAGTTTATACTACTTGGTGTTGTTTCAATTAGTGCTATTGCCATATAATTTTCCTTTTAATCTGTCTATTTCTGATTGTACTAGATTGCCTGGGTCTACACTTTCTCTTAGTTTTACTACTCTTGCAGACATCTCTAGTTTTTCAGCTAAGTCTTTTGCTTTCTCAGCTGCTTGTCTTCCCGCCTCGTCCCCATCAAACATAATATCTATCCCTTGTACTCCTTGAAGTTTAAGTAGACTTAGTTTGACCCAACTCACTTGCTGTGTACCAAAACAGCACACAGTATTTTTGAGACCTTTGTCCCAAAGATTGAGAGCATCAAATATACCCTCAACTAATATAACTCTATTCTGAATAGGTTTTACCTTTGCTGGACAGAACGGCATCTCCGCTCCTACTGGGTAGATATAGTACTTATTCTTACTAAAATCGTCCAGACTTCTACCTATCAACGAAACTGTCTTGCCTGTAATATCTCGGATTGGAAAGATGATACGGTTCTCGAATTGGGGTACATTCCAAGTAAACGCGTCCCATATACGCAAGGTCTCCTCAGATATGTTTCGAAAACCGCCACCTCTCCATTCCAATCTATCTTTCGGGAGTTGAATTCCGACAGTTTCACTTTTAACTTTTTGTATCTTTTCTTTTATTCTATGCACTCTTACTTCTAGTGGACTTGATGGTGCTCCGAAGTATGTAAATAAATTACCTTTAAAACCACAGGAAAAACAATGAAATATTCCTGTAACTCTATCCACTCTCATTGAAGGGTTTGTATCATCATGCTCAGGATTAAGACAGTGAATCTTAGCGTCCTTACCACTTATCTGATAATGTATTCCTTTCTCTTTTAATAAATCTTCTGCTATCATAATATAATATATTATAACAAATTTTTAAGGATTTGTCAAGAAATATTTTCCGCCTCCATAGTCCATCTGTAATAATCTTTTTCTATTTTATACTTTCCGCCTCTGCAATATACTTCCACGGTATTCTTATCACTATATAAGGCTGCACATGCAGCTCCTGTTCCACAGCTAGGTACAGCACCTACTCCTTTTTCCCATATGTCTACAAAAATATTATCATCATATAATTTATGTACTGTAATTTGATTCTTATCTAACTCTGGATTTATCTCATCTACTTTTCTATGATAGAGTGAATACTTATTTCTGTTAATCTCTACTAGCTCCCTATGTTTAGGATTTGTTTGCTCTAGTAAAATAGGAGCTAGAAAAGTAATTTTACCATGTTCTGCTAACTCAGCATTGAAACATACTTTTGCTCTACTACCATCAATGTTCCATATCTGACCTGTATTTACATTCTTCCATTGACAATATCCTATTTGATGCAAAGGGTTTGTGTCTGCTAGAATTATTACTTGTCCGTTAACTTTGACTTGTGTTTCCATGGTAACTCATCTCCTAACTTTTCGTGTTCTAAAAATGATGGGTCGTCTTCGTAATACATTGACTTCCATACTAATTCTGCCATCTGAAACCAGATAGCTATTGCTTTGTCTCTAAATTCTTTGTCACCCCATAAATAATATAATAACCACCAATCTTTATCAAATTTGCACACTCTTACTTCTCTATCGTGCAGTTCAGGTATGTCTGCTAAAACTCTTAGTCTTTGACTACCTGCAATCGGGTACCAGTTTGGCATACATAAAAACGGTGACCGTATGCCTTCTTTTATTAATGCTTCTTTTAGTGGTTTATTTTCTGGTACATTTCTTATGTTCTCTTGTACTTTTTCTTGTTCTAGTAGCCACCCTACTGTCCTCACATACCAAGTATGTGGTGGTAAGGGTACTAGTTCGGCAGTTTCTCTACTTACTCTATCGTATGCCATGTGTTCTCCTAAACTGGTGGAGGTGACAGGGGTCGAACCTGCGACCTACTGCGTGCAAGGCAGTCGCTCTCCCAACTGAGCTACACCCCCTATAAATCATATGTATCTTCGCCTGTTGTCATTGTCTCTTTTAACTCGGCTTTTTCATCTGGGTCAAGCGCAGTATGTGGCCCAATCTTTAGTGTATCCCAATTCATTTCGGACACAAAGGTTTCTGCTTTTCCATTTCTCATTTTATCACATTTGAACTTAATACAAGGCTCTGCATCTCCCCAATGCTGTACACTATAAGCTGCATCAACAGCGTCAAGGATACCTTTGGAGAATCTAGCCTCACCTTTTTCATTTGTTTGGAACGCAGATACAACCATGATATTGGTTTCTTGCGCAAGAGTTTTCAGACTTTTAGATATTTCTATCTGTTCAGTCCAGTCATATTGACCTGAACGACCCGGGGCGTTATGGCGTCTAACTTGGTTTAGGTAGTCTACAATTACCATTCCTAAATCTGGGAGCTGTGCTTGTTTTTGTCTTACTGTACTAATAACTTTAGCAACTGTAAGGGCAGGGTCATAGAATACATCTATCTGAGGATTGTCTGCTAGTGGATTACGAGTAAGCTCATAATGGAACTTATCGAAGTCACGATGACCTTTAAAATTAGTCAAGGCGTCACCACCATTTTTAAATCTATCAGCCCACCATTCCGCAACTTTATCCCACTCCAGAGGAGAAAGATTTTTAGTTTTAACACGATTGGTAGGAACTCCTGTCGCAATAGCACAAACTCTTTGAAGTATTTGTCTACTATCCATCTCGATTGTGAAGTATAGTACTGACTTTTGTTTCTGCTGAGCAGCCACTGCTACATTACAACAGGTAAAAGACTTACCACCACCACGCTGTCCGCCAATAACGACCAAGTCTTTGGGAGAGAATGTGTAGTCTAAATCATACTCTTGATTCAGACCTAGTGGAAGGAACTTAGCTAAGTCCTCCTCACTATCAAATAACTCAATTGTTTCCATACTTTCATTGTCGTTTGAAGTCTCGACTTGGTCTTCGACTTGAACTACTATCTCTTGTAATAAGTCAATGTTCTCACGAGCATCGCCTATTGCAATTTGATTTTCTACAAAGCTCTCGACTCTGTGAAGTATTTCATTTTGAGTAAATTGATTCTTTAGATAATCTAAAAGTATTTCCGCAGGAACATCTGTGTCCACAGTTTCTATTGCAAATACTTTTTCTTGTAATTCCCTAGAACGAATCTCTAGTTTGAGGTCTTCGAAACTAGGAAGTGCATGATACTTATGAACATGCTTATCAACTATTTTCCATAATTTTCGGTACTCACCTTCAGGCAAATAGTGTTCCTTGAGACTATTCCATGTCCCAAATTCAGCATTTTCTATAATCTGTTTTAATAATGCACTTTCTAAAGTCACTAATTGCTCTCCCAAACAAAAAAGCGGATAGACTAGAATAGCCTACCCGCTGTGAAAAAATAAGTTATTAACCTATTTCTTTTCTAGCTGCGCCATTGTAATCAGCACATTGTAAGCCTCTTCTTGTAAGCATTGTTTTCACGCCTCTTACAGTTTTGCCGATTTCATCAGCAATATCTTCAACTGACATTTCAGAAATATCCATGTCTGCTAAAGGGTCAGCTTTACTGTTACCTGTTACATGCTCTTGCTTAGGTATAGCATTGATTTCGCCTGCTCTAAGTAGGGATAATGCTTTACCTCTAATTGAGTTAACGCTTCTGCCAAGGCTGTCTGCGATTTGCTCAATATATGCACCATCGTTAACCATGTTAACAAATGTTGCTTCTTCATCTTCGTTGTAAGACTTGACTGTCTCAACTTTAGGAGCAGGTTTAACATGCTCTGTAAGTTGCATTGACAAGATTTTACCTTGAATTGATTTAGCAGAGAAGTTTCCGCCTTCAAAGTTTGAAGCGATTTCAGCGTATGTGTACTGACCGCTATTGTCTTGTACGAAGTTTGCTAATGTAGATTCTTGCTCATCTGAGAAAGCTTTGCTTTGTGAAGCAGATGCTAGCTCAACATCGAATCCCATCTTTCTTAATTTAGAACTTACTGACCTAACAGAAGTTTCTAACTCGTCAGCTGCGTTAGCAACTGTTGCCTGTGAAACAGGGCTTTCTGACCCAACAAAGTCTGTTAATTGTTGAGTTCTTTCATCAGTCCATTTTGGTAATGCCATGATTTTTATTCTCCTAAAAATTTCACTATATTATTTATTATAATGACACCTCGGTCACGAGCTGTCTGTGTTTTTGCTGACTCAATTCCAGACTCATTTATTAAGTGAGTACAGTCTTTTGTCAGACTTGATTTAACTACAAATCCTTTGCTTTCTAATACCTTTTGGGCATGAGCCTTTGTAGGATAACTTTTCAACTTCCCTGTAATACAAACGACACCTGTGACCTCTTTCTTTTCTACTATTTTATTTTTCCAATTGAACGGTAAGTTGTCTTTGTAAGACTCTGGATAATACTCAGTCTCTAGCCAGTTGAGTAAGTTCTCTGTGGCCTTTGGTCCAAGTCCTGCCTTGCTACAAGTTGATTCGTTTATTTCTTCTACATGAGATACTACACTACATATCTTAGCAGAAGCAGAACGACCAATTAGGGGTATGCTAAAAGCTGGAAGTAGGTCTTGAAGTTTACTTGACTTCGACTTTTCAAGTTCTACAACTAACTTTTCAGCAATCTTTTGACTACCCAGTTTACTCTGTATTTCTTCTACAGTAAGTTGATAAATTTCAGCATAACTTTCGATTTGCAATTTATTTATCGTTGAAGGGCCGAAACCCTTTATTTTGAGTGTTGAGGTGAAGCCTTCTAACTTCTTATCCCATTGTGCAGGACACGATGTGTTTCTGCAAAACAACTGCTCGTTTACTAACTCTAGGTTTGAACCACAAGCGGGACAAACAGTTGGTGGTATAATTTGTTTCACTTCTTCTTCTCTCTCTCAAATATATAATATATTATATATAATTTTTGGGCTTGTGTCAAGAACTATTTTTGAAATTGCTACCAAAAGTTAAGACTAAAATTTAGTCCTCCTCGTAGATGTGGGTATCTTCTTCATAAGACCAACGATGTCTTAGATAGAACCATAGAGCTTCTATTTTACTTAGTAATAATTTTATCGTATCCATGTTTGTATATATCCTTTATTATTCTTTCTGCCATCAACCTATTACCTTCCTCTAGTGGGTGGTCTTTTGGTCCGAATGGCACCTTTGCTTTCTTGCACATATCATAGAAAGCTATCTCATTTAAGAAGGGTAGTTCGGCATAATAATCTTTTTCTTTCATGTGTTCTGTCTTCCAAACTATATTAGCTCCTTCTTGCTTTTCATCATTTAATGTTTTTCTTGCCCACTTTATTTGACCGTCTGACATATTATAGAATAAATAAGGAATTCCTTTAGCTTCTAAAAAATACTTTATGCTAATCATGTAATTCATACTTTCTATAATATTACTTCGCATGCTTCTAACTTTTGTTCCCATGCCTTGTATTGCGTTCCATTGGTCTAGTGTCATGTCAGGGTGGAAATGTATCTCACTTCTTGGGTGCATTTCTAGAGTGTATCTATTGAAAGCATGGTTAATCCATACTGCACTTCTCCAAATGTTTTCTTTTGTAAGATATTCGAAACGATTTATTCCTGACCATACTATAATTACTAGGTCAGCTGGTTTTCTAATCATATCGTCCATAGTAGTTCGCCAAATTCTATCATTACTGCCACCTACTTTGGAGTTTCTCCACCAGTCGCTATGAAAATGTTTTCCCACTAATGTAGGGAATTGATGTTGAAACTCATTCTCTGCTCCTTGAACAAAGCTACACCCATTCCAATATATCATGCTCGTACTACTTTTCCTTTGTCTGTTATTAATATTCCGTTTAAGTGGTCAAATTCATGCTGAACAACTCTAGCATCAAATCCTTTAAACTTTCTTTTAACTGTTATATATTCGCCACTATCATTAAATGTGTGGTATTCCATAATAACACTATGTGACCTTCTCACTCTTACTTGTAAGTCAGGACAACTTAAACAACCTTCCCAGTCTTGTTTAGTAATAGAACTTCTTTCTAGTATTCTTGGATTGATAAATAATTCTGCAGGTTTACCTGCTAGAAATATTCTCCAAGGTATGCCTATCTGTATTGCAGATATACCTATACCGTTGTATTTATCCATCATTTCGTCCATTTGATGCACTACATCTTTTAATTCTTCTTGTGCATGAATACTATCGTTATGCCACTCTTTTGACATTTGTCGTAATATTTTTTCATCTGTAACTATCATAATACTTTTACTTTATATTTACTCTCAAAATCCATAGCGTCTTGCTCTGTATTAACTATTGGCTGCCCTTTGATGTTAAGACTTGTGTTCAATAACATAGGGCAACCAGTAACCTCGTACCAGCACTCTAAAACTTTTCTAAGATTGCTGCCATCGTCTTTTACAATCTGTACTCTACTAGTACCATCAACATGTGTCACACTTTTGTAATCATGCTTTGCCACTGATACAAACTGCATATATTCATTAGCATGTCCTACGAAATAGTCGTCATAAGACTCTTCGAGTATCGCTGGGGCAAAAGGACGAAACTTTTGTCGTCGCTTGATATTGTTGACTTTATTTTTGATGTTGTAACGAGGGTCAGCAAGCAGAGAACGATTACCGAGCGCGCGAGGTCCATACTCCGCCTTTCCATTTGCTACTCCTACAACTTTGTTGTCTAATAATTCTTTCACTACTTCATTAGGGTTTAATTCTCCCTCTATATTATATCCCCAAAAAGTATGGGTATAATCTAATCTTTCCTGTGTATGTGCAAGTATAGCTCCAAGAGCTGACCCTGCATCACCTGGGTTCGGAAATATCCACAGTTGGTCTAACAAGTCTGCCATTTTAGAATTTGCTACACAGTTTAATGCACAACCACCACCATATGCAATTTTATTTCCATACTTACGGGCTTCTAAAAATATCTTTGTTAGTTCCTGTTCGAAGAAAAGTTGTGCAGAAGCAGCAATATCTACTGGTCTATTCCAAAACCATTTCTTAAGTGGAAGTCCTGTGTGTAAATATTCTTGGTCTATTCCATACATATCTATACAAGGTTCTCCAAACGCTGCCATACCCATTGTTATATACTCATCTTCGTTAGGTTTTAGTCCTATACGCTTAGTTATTGCACTATAAAATAATCCTAGTGACCATGGATATTGCTTGCTCCAAACTTTCTGTCCGTTCACCCAAATACTAGCTGTGTCATATTCGCCTATGGCGTCTACAACTATTGTGGCATCAGGTATGAAAGGAGCAGTATAATAAGCAGCAGCCATGTGAGCCTCGTGATGTCCCACATAGGTATCTGTTTTAAAAGCTGCAATCTTGTCCGAAAGTCCATATTC